ATTTCAGCCCTGGTCGTTGCCGTTGATTGAAAAACTAGACGAGCTAGTTGGACCCAAGATTGGTGGCGAGCTAATGCGTAACAATTACGTTAAATGCATGCCTGTAAATTTTGTACGTGGATTAACGTTTAGAAATAGTGTGGTTATTGTTGATGAAGCTCAAAACTTAAATCATGCAGAACTAGTTACTATTTTAACGCGTTTTGGTGAGAATAGTAAATATATCGTGATTGGAGATAGTTTTCAATCTGATATTGGCACTAAATCCGGATTTAGTAAAATCAAACACGTGTTTAATAACGCTGAGAGTGAAGAAAATGGAATACACAACTTCATCTTTACTGAGAATGAAGTTGTGCGTTCTCACATTTTGAAGTTTATCGTTAAAAAGCTAGAGACAGTTCAACATTAACTACCCCAACTAGTACCGCCAAATAAATTACCCAAGCCAGTTGTCGGTTGATTACCTACAGGCGCACCTGTAGGGTTACGCTCAAATGCATGTTGAGGTGTAACAGTAGCAGCTGGGGTGTTATTGATGGGATCAACCGATTCAATATTAACTTTCTTAATGGTAATATTGTATGGTCTAGAATATGCAATTGCTGAATTTAATTCATGCTCAAACACTTCAACCGATTCAACCCAACAACGATTATTAGTTAATTCTTTTACAAATTTGTTACCTTCCTTGAGACACCATTCAGCAGTCTTTTCGATACCCACACCGTCCATGATTCTCAAATCACACCCACCACTATCATGTAGTTGAATAAAAGATGGTAAAAGTGGATCATCTTGTGCAATGCAAAGCGTGTGATCAAATTGATTGTTTAAAATTTGCTTTAATTGTTTTAAACTAGCAAAATCTACTACCCAGTTTTTGTCATCTAGTTCTGATGCTCCAAACCAGAATTTTGCAATTAATTGATAACCGTGCACAAATTTACAATGCGACTTCGCACGCCATTGTCTAAATGCACAGGATCCAAGTTCTATCGTCTTTGTACTCTGAAAATAATTCATATTTCGATTATAGCATATAAATATAAAAAACAACTATGAATGAAATCCGACTATCAGATTTATCCGCAACAAACGTGTTATCAGCTAGTGATGTGTTTCTCGTATCAAAAAAGCGAAAAAACGGTGATTACATGTCGGTAAAGGTTTTAGCTGATCACATCCTCGATTACGTTATTCAAGAATCTAATAATCGTGCAAAAACACAAAACAAGGAAAAAACAAAATTAACCCCATATGTTCCACCCGGTATAATATCACCATGGGCAGGTACATATAACAAAGTGCCCGCGGGGTGGTTAATTTGTGATGGTAGCTCTTATTTACGATCAGATTACACGGAGTTAAGTGATATTTTAGGAAATAATTATGGCATTACAATAGATGACACAAAGTATTTTAAAGTGCCGGATTTGAGAGGGAGAACTATAGTTGGTTTGTGCAGCCAAAACAATACGTATAAACCTGATTTTGGTAATTGGAATTCAAGCGCAGAAATCAGGTTAGGTTCACAGGGTGGTGAATATAATCACCGAATAACAATCTCAGAATTACCTGCACACAATCACGAGATGGAAGATTTAGGTCACTCTCACCAAATACCAGGTGCATATGATGAATTTCAATCGACCGCTGCTACCAAAGCTACCATCGCGGGTGGTAGTAAATCTGCAAATTTTACCACCGATACAACCACGTCAAATATTTCAATTGCAAATACCGGTGGAAATTCTTACCACAATAACATGCAGCCATTTTCCGTGGTTAATTACATTATTAAATTTTAATTACCAAGGCTTTTGGTATTGTTACAAATTCACCGTTGCGTAGATACACTTTAACGTTATCATTTGATTCGGAAATAATATAACCCTCATAACCCTCGTACTTTGAGATTTCCCCGTTTTTGCATAATGCAGGATCAACTTTTAATCTTACTCGTTGAAGATGAGATGTTTTAAACACTTCATCTACTGTTTTTTTAAATCTATTCATGTTGATATTTATTGTTTGCTAGTATATCATATGTAAATGCAGAATAAGAGAAAAAACAACATTTTGTTGAGAGCAAATGACAATATTCCAACTACACCAGAAGAACGAGAGCAGATCATCAATGATGCAGCTGCAGCGTATGAAAAATTTCTAGAAGCTTTGAGGTTTGATTGGAAAGCTGACGTTAACAGTGATAATACACCTCGTCGGGTTGCAAAAGCGTGGGTAAATGACATTATATCCGGTTGTTATTTACCACCACCCAACATTACAGCCTTTGATAATGAAGATAAGTATGATGGCATGGTTTGCCAGAACAACATCAAAGTAACTTCTTTGTGTTCGCATCACAATTTACAATTTACTGGTTATGCACATGTTGCATATATTCCAAGTAAAAATGGTAAAGTTATTGGTTTGAGCAAACTTAATCGAATTGTAGATTGGTTTGCTCGTCGACCACAACTTCAAGAAGCATTAACTGCATCAATACACAAATACGTTGACAAGGTGTGCGAAAAGAATAACGGCGTAGCAGTGATGATCGAATGTGGTCATACATGTTGTTCAAATCGAGGTATCAAACACGACTCTACTATGCGTACTGCACGTATGAGCGGAGCATTTCTCGACAACAACGATAATTCACGAACTGAATTTTATAAATTTGTTGAGTTTGCTCAAACTAGATCTTAACACTCGTTAAGGTTGAATTAACAGGAGCTGCAGGTGGTTTAATACCACCTGCAGCAACCTTTATTTCCTGTTCAATCTCAGCCATGATGCGTTGTTTTTCTTGTTGCGGTAAAACGTTAAAATCTTGAGCGCGTTTACCACGTGCCACCATCTTGGTATGTAACAATTGCTGACGTTTAACTTCATCCGGGTCGTTCTGTTTAGGTATTATATTAGATTGATTAGGAGCTGCATGATATGCACTGGTGACAGTTGTTTGAATATCTGAATATTCAGCTAATATTTGATTACAAGTTTGGTCAAAAATGTTCATATTATGATACTAGTTCTGAAATTTTATTTTTGATTTGAGTTAAAAGATTTAGATTAACATTTGCATCACTAGTTTGTTGTTTTGTGATGTTTTCTAGCTCATCTAATGAATTCTTTAATCCAATATCCGACGCAATATTTGTAGCAAATTTAGATTTAAAATAAACAACTAAACTGTTAATGGTATCAACACATGTGTTGATAGTTTCGAGATTTTTCTTTTCAAGCTCATCTCCTTGTGCATCTACAGCTGCGGGATCTTGAGGAGCTGCAGCGGCCGCGGGATCTTGAGGCATTGCCGCATCTTGACCAGCAGCAGGATCTTGAGGTGCACCTGCTGCTAAATCTTGTTCTAAAAGAGTATACTTTTTACGTATTGTATCGATAAATTTCACATACGTATTTAGACAAAAAACACAATTATTCTATGTTTTTAATAAAACATGTTTAACGTTGATATCTTTATGTAATAATTTTTTTATCGATGTTAACTCAAATTTTTCCGCATAACGTTTAAGTTGTGGTAATTTTCGTTTAAACTTGCAAGATTCTACATTGTATTTTAAAACGTTAACGTCGGTGGTGGGTGTGTTTAACGTGCATATTTTAAATCGTTTAAATATATCAAATAAAATTTTTGATAGTGTAGATTTAAATATCTCATCGAATTGAATTAATTGAATTTGATTGCTTGTATCAAATATCAAATCACAATCGTTATGTGTTAACATTAATTCAATTAAATTTGATATAATGAAATGTGTTGAAATTTTCTTAAAATCTTTATCTGGTTTGATATAGCTTAGATTATTATCTACATAAAATGAAAACAATTGTGGTTCAACAATTGTGTTTATTAAGTGTGTGGTAGATATTAATTTTATACCATATTCAGGATATGTAGCTTTAACCACCATCTACAATAGATATACTACACAATTTTTAAAAATCAACTAAATTTTATTTTACCGATTCTTAGGTTAATAATGCCGTTATAATATTCATCAGATAAAAGCACTTCTCTATCAAATTGTTCTTTTGCTTCAAAATATGCTAGTTCACTCTTACTGTTGCAAAATTTTATGATTTCAAACTTAAAATTTTCTTTACCTAATTTAATAATATCATTATTTAATTCTTTTGAACTAGATGTATAATCACGCCAATCGGTTTCAATTATCGAGTGACGTTTGTTTTTCTTACCTTTTAAAGGTCGCTTCTTTAACGTTGTTTGCATTTGTTTTTTACCAATATACTTTTTGTTGTTGGTGTTGTTTGTAATGCAATATAAGAACCCATATGCAGACAAATTCGATTCACACGTTAACACCCAATGTCCTAGATCACACATGTAAGTAGTTAGGCTAAATTGTGCGATTTAATTTACGTTTGTGTATAATGCGTTTTTTCTTTGTGTATTGACCAATAACATTACGCGGGTCGTTAGGAGCGTACGAATCGACGTTACCCACTGGTATCTCTTTGAGTCCGTCGACGGGGGCAATTGCGTCACTAGTTACATCTTCTAGTAACTTACGAAAATATCGTTCGAATAAATTGCTTGACATTTTAATAATTATATTTATCATAATTTATGAATCTTGAAGAAACTTTATCATCTTATATTAATCAAATTAATGATGATCTTCAAATTGATGAAATGAACATAAAGGATGTTCAAATGCGTTTGCCTTCTAAACGACATTTTTGGGTGGCACGCTTAATTAAGCATAAAATCGATTTGGATAAATTAAAAACCACTAGAGCTAATCGCCGAAAAGAATTAATAAAAACATTAAATGATAATAGTCCAGTCAAGCTAGCAGCTCACAACCTCGAACGTTCGGTTGATTCGTTAGATGAAATTCAAAAAATCAACAGTAACATTAGAATTACCGAATTAATTATCGAATTATTAGAAAAGACAGAAAAGAATTTTTCAAGCTGCACGTACGACATAAGCAACATAGTGAAAATTATTCAGCTCGAACAACAATGATAACTATCGATTACGATATTAAAAAACAAAAAGGTATAATTTCAGGTGATCACATTGATATTATACGTGAACATTTTTCTATAGAAAATCCCGCTGCAAAATTTTTTCGTCAACGTAGATTCATGCCAAAACGTTTGTATGCGATCAATCCGCAAGGTTTTTTTGATATTGGATTAATCGAAGAAATAAAATCATTTCTAGCTAAACGAGACATCAACACACCGATGCAAGTCTCACTTGCTGCACAACATGTTATTTCACCCTCTTATAATACTGTTGCTAGAGAATATTTAAATTTACCGCTAAGAGATTATCAATTAGCTACAATTGAAGCCTGTATGCAAGCAGGGCGTGGTGTTGTTGTTTTAGGTACTGGGGCAGGTAAAACATTGGTGTGTGCTACACTGATCGAGAACGTATATAATAATTTTAAAAACAAAGATTTATTTAAATGTTTGATGGTTGTGCCAGATCTGGGTCTCGTCACTCAAACATTCAATGAATTTAATAGCATGGGTGTAAATTTTACATTTACAAAATGGACAGGTAGCAATGAACCAGATTTAAATGCAAATGTTATTATTGCAAACACGAGCATTTTGCAAAGTCGTTTCGACGCAAGCAAATGGGTTGAATTTGTTGATTTGTTAATAGTTGATGAAACACATAAAGCAGGTGCAGGTACAAAATTGAGTAAAATTATATCTAAAATAAAGACACACCATAAATTTGGATTTACCGGCACGTTACCTAGCGATAAGATGAATCAATGGTCGGTGATTGGAAAAATTGGACCCGTGTTATATGAAAAAAACTCTGCAGAGCTTCGTAATGAAAATTATTTAACCAACGTGCAGGTGTTTGTTTTTAAAATTAACTATAAAACAAAAATCGAAAGCAATGGTGATGACCCATACAGAGATGAGCTTGAGTATTTAAAATCAAACACGTATAGAAATAAAGTTATAACTACTGTTTGTAAAAATCATGATAACAACACGTTGATTTTAGTAAATCATATTAACCATGGTCTCATTCTCGAAGAACATTTAAAACAGTTAACTGATAAAAAGGTATTTTTCATACAAGGTGAAGTAGAAGTAGAAGAGCGAGAAAAAATAAAAAAACTCATGGAAGATACAAACAATGTGGTGTGTGTTGCTATGAGCTCTATATTTTCAACCGGCGTTAATATTAAAAACATACACATGATTATTTTTGCGGCGGGTGGTAAAAGCTTTATACGCACTGTGCAATCTATAGGTAGAGGCTTACGATTGCATCATACGAAAGAAAAATTAAGAATTATAGATATAGCAGATAATTTAAAGTATAGCAACGAGCATGCCGCTAAACGTCAGGAAATATATCAGCACGAAAAAATCTCATACAAAGTGCAATTAATTGAAGAAAATTAGTGGCCTTTTGAGTTTATATATTAACATGTTGATACGTATGACAGATAAACCAAAAGCTCCTAAAGTTAAAGCAGTTCCGAAAGTTGGAAAAGACAAACACTATGTTAATTCAGAAGAATTAAAAACAGCTATCACGCAATATTATAATGATAATATTTGTACCGATTACCTATGTGAAAGTATTAATAAAATAGCACAAGGTTTAAGTTTTTCACCTTCATTTATCAATTATTCATACAAAGACGAGATGGTTGGTGATGCAATCGTAAAGATGTTTTCTGCATTAACTCGAAAAAAATTTGATATTAAATCCGAAACTAGTCCATTTAGTTATTTCACCACTATAGCATTTCACGCTTTTATTAACCGTATAAAAAAGGAGAAAAAACATCACGAAGCTGTCACCGCGTACCGTGAAAGCAAATACGAAGAACTTCTTACCACCGGAGAAATTAATATATACGTAAAACCAGTAGTTGATCAAGATTACGAGGGTAGTTATAATGGTGATAGTGAATAACTATTTTCATTCTGACCGAATCGCTATCTTCTCTGACCTGCATATAGGTGTACATCAAAATTCGAGATTCTGGCACAACATTGCGTATGAATGGGCGCAATGGATAATTTCCGATCTAAAATCAAAACAAATTACTGATGTGGTGTTTTGTGGAGATTTTTTTCATACGCGTGACGAAATATCCGTTGATACTATTCATTTCGGTACAAAGTTACTCGAATTGTTTTCTGATTTTAAACTTACATTAATTACCGGTAATCATGATTGTTATTTAAAAGATAGTTCAGAAATCAATTCGATTGCACCATTTAAGAAATGGGACAACGTTAATGTTATCGATAAACTAGTACAGGTAGATTCACACGGCAAATCTTTTAATTTTGTACCGTGGGGTGTTAAATGTGAAGATATTGCCAAGGCTGATGTAACGTTTGGTCATTTTGAGATTAATTTTTTCAAAATGAACTCGTTCTATATATGCGATCACGGTATTGATGCAGAAGATATACTAGTTAAGAGTCCGTTGGTTATTTCTGGTCATTTTCATTTGCGTGATGAAAGATTTTTTAATAATCGCACGGTGCTGTATGTCGGTAATCCTTTTCAGATGGATTTCAATGATGCGGATACCGTCAAAGGTTATTACATAATGAATCTAAATGATCTAAAGTATACTTTTTTTGAAAATGCTACTTCACCTCAACATCATAATATTTTTTTATCAAAGCTAGTTGAAGCAGGCACATTCACCAACAACATCAGACAATTATTTAAATCAAATTTAATTAAATTAAAAATAGATTGCAGAATATCTCCGGAAGATATCGATATACTTTTATCAAAAATTAAACTGCTGCAACCTTGTCAATTAACGGTTGATTATGATAGTTCTATATCGTCCTACGATACAGAAAACGAAAGAAAAGATTTATCAGGTATTGATGTTGAGCAAGCGATGCGTGAATTTATCGATTTGATGAACATTAACAATAAGCAGGAAGTTATTGAATACACGCTTGACTTATACAAGAAAGTAAAAAAATGAAAAAGATAAATTTCACAAAAATAACCATTAGAAATTTTTTGTCGGTAGGTAATGATCCGGTTACTTTGGAGTTTAACACTGGATTGCATATCATAACAGGTATCAATCGAGACAAACCCGATCGTAGAAATGGTATCGGCAAAACTTCGATTATCGAATCAATTTATTTTGCAATATTTGGTAGCACGATGCGTGAAATTAAAAAAGATTTAATACCAAATACATTTACTAATGATGTGTGCACGGTAGTGTTGGAATTTAATGTAGAGGCAAATGGTAAAACGAATGAATATAAAATCACTCGCACGCTCAACCCCACCAAGCTATATTTTTACAAAGATGGTGTTGACATTACCAGAGACAGCATAAAAAACACCGAGGAAGATATATGTAGAGTATTGCATGCAACCCCGAGTATATTTGAAAATTGTGTTATTATGACGCTCAACAACACGATACCGTTTATGGCTAAGAGCAAGGTAGATAAACGAAAATTTATCGAAGGTATTTTCAATTTAGAGATCTTTAGTCAAATGATGTCCATCATACGTGATGATTATAGCGATATCAAACGTGTTTATGAGATTGAATTAACAAAATTTGAAGAGTCTGAAAACAACCACAATAGTTTAACTACACAACGTAAACAAATTTTAAACAATAGGAATATAAAATTAACTGATTATGAATCACGAAAGAGTTCTAATGTACAAGAAAAGAAGAAATTAATTGACGAACTAGCAAATCACGTTGTTATTGACGTAGAATCAATCAATGATCAAATCAAGCAATTAAACTCTGGTATAGTAGCCTGTGATGCAAAATTAGAAAAACTTACGATTCTCAAATCAAAATTACAAACAACGATTGATCAACAACGAAAAATACTATCAAAAATTGGAACAAAAGAAAGCAAGTGTCCGGTTTGTTT